TTGGGTCATTGAACTGGATGGCTCACGCCATTTGGGTCGTCCTGAAGAAATCACTGGCGCTCATTGTAAGGGCCATAACTCTGATAGCATCGGGATCTGCTATGTTGGTGGTACTGACGTTGACAGAGATCCTAAAGACACACGCACCGAAGAACAAAAAGCGGAAATGATAAATTTACTGTCAGAGCTATTGGATAAATATCCAGATTCTGTAATATATGGTCATAGAGATTTTGCTGATAAAGCCTGCCCATCGTTTGATGCCAAGGCCGAATATGCAGATATATAGGAGCGAGTAATGTTACCACTATTACTAGGAGCAGGGGGAGCGGCTTTAGGGGGAGCTGGTTTAGCTGGCGGTCTTGGTGCATTAGCCGCTGGTTCAATCGGATCTGGATTAGGGTCATACTTGCAAACAGGTAATCTAGGACAAGGCATACAGACAGGTCTTTTGTCTTATTTTGGTGGTAAAGCACTAGGTTCTTTGATGGGTAGTGGAGCCGACACAGCAGCAGTTGATAGCTTAACCACAGGCCCAGAGTCTGTTGCTGGTATGGGGGTAGATAGTACTGTTTCTTCCACAGCGCCCACTGCCATCAACATAGGTGGACCCGGAGGCACAAGCAATTTAACTCCGGGTGGATTTGCTGGTTCACAACAAGTTTTAACTGAAAGAGCGTTGCCAACAGCGATACAAGCTCCCCCACCAAGTCCCGGTATATTTTCTGATCCCACAGCGGCAACGCAAACGCCCGGAAGTCTAACGGCTGGCTTTAAAGGTGCTAATCTGCCATTTACAGCAGGTCAGCTAGGATCTACCGCCTTGGCAGGATCTAACTTACTAGCACCACAGGGATTAGAGGGTCTGGCTAAAAAGCCAAGGAAAGACATACCAGAAGCAGAGGCTGCTGTGTATGACCTCAAAGATCCGGGTTCTGATTATAGGCCCGGATTTGATGAAGAGTTTAGTTATTTTGCAGACGGTGGATTAGCATCTCTTAAATATCAAGAGGGCGGCATGATGCCGGAGCCAAACGACAAAGAGCTTATTAGTAACGCTGTAGATGCCATTGAAGGTCGTGTTGAGTCACCAGAGATCGCTTTAGCCGCTTTTGTAGCAAGATATGGCGAAGAAGCCCTCAGAGATCTTGTAGGCCGTGTTCAGAGAGGTGAGTTCGCAAGGGATGCAATGGTAGAAGAGGGCATGGTAAGAGGCGTTGGCGATGGCATGGATGATATGATCCCAGCCACACTAGAGGGCGAGCAAGATGTTGTTCTTTCAGATGGTGAGTTTATTGTGCCTGCTGATGTGGTCAGTGGTCTTGGCAACGGTTCTTCTGACGCTGGCTCTGAGGCTCTTTATGAAATGATGGATAGGGTTAGAAAACTTAGAACTGGCAAGGAGTCACAACCTGATCAAGTGCCACAGGAGAAAATGCTACCAGCATGATGATTTCTGCGGTTCCCAAAGAGGCCGTGGGCGCTGTTTGGGCTGATGTTGCAAGGGTGATGAATAAATCTGTGGATACATCAAATGGGAAGTACCACATTGATGATTTATTTCATGGCATACAAAGTGATTTATATGTTCTCTGGGTTATAATGGAAGAAGAAGAAGTGATAGCAGCCATAACCACAAGAATAATAGAGTATCCGGGCAAAAGAGCGATGGCTATGGATTGGATTGGTGGTTCTAAAATGGGTAAGTGGTTGCCAATTGCACAAGAAACACTAGAAAAATTTGCTAAAGATAATAATTGCACACATCTGGAGGGCTACGGTCGTAAGGCATGGGGTCGTTGGCTTGGCAAATATGGTTGGAATCCTGAGTATATCGCTTACAGAATGGAGATAAGCAATGGGTAAAGGCGGCGGCGGGGGCGGTCCAGCTCAACCAACAGAATCCACTGTTGTTCAGTCAAATCTGCCAGAATATGTGCAGCCTTACTTTGAGCGTCTGTTAGAAAGAACAGAGGCTGAGTCAAAGTCTGCGTATACGCCGTATACTCAACAAAGACTGGCGTCCACGCCTCAAGATGTTCTGGATTCAGAGCAAAGGGTAAGAGATGTCGCTGGCGCAGGTATAGCTGGGCTTCCAGAGGCACAGTTGACAACCGCTCAAAATATACTCAGAGCCGCTCAAGGTCAGGGTTTTGAAGGCGCAACTTTTGCTCCTGCTGGTCAGTTTGATTCAGCAGCGGCTCAACAGTACATGTCTCCTTATATTCAAAATGTTATTGATGTGCAAAAGCAGCAGGCGATACTCGATGATGCCAGACAAAGAGCTGGTAGAGATGCCAGAGCTGTTCAGGCTGGGGCTTTTGGCGGATCAAGACAGGCCGTTCAAGAGGGTTTAGCGCAAGAGGCGCTTGGCAGACAGTTGGCAGAAATACAGGCAACTGGTCAGCAAAAAGCGTTTGAACAGGCGCAACAACAATTTGAAAGAGATAGAGCGGCAAGGATAGGTGTAGAACAGGCGCAGGCGGCAGAAGATAGAGCCGCAGAAAAACTTGGATTGGGAGCTACAGAGCTTGCCGGTCAGCAAGCGGCACAATTAACTGAACTGGGTCAAAGAGCTAGGGCCGGAGATGTAGAGGCGGCACAACTTCTTGAGGGCATAGGTCAGGCACAACGTGCAAGAGAGCAACAGCAACTAACAACTGCATACGAAGATTTTGTCAGGCAAAGGGACTTCCCAAGAGAGCAGTTGCAGTTCTTCTCCTCAATACTAAGAGGTATACCTGTACAGCCATCTACAGAAACACAAAAGTTTCAGTCTTATAATCCTATACAGGAGCTTCTTGGTACTGGTATAGCTGGTCTTGGTTTGTATAAAGGGCTTGTTGGCTAATGAACATAATCGACATTCAGGACAACTTAAAAAACTTTTCTGAAAAGCAGCTTATTAACGAGATGCAGAGACCTTCAGGTAATGCCCCTCAGTTTCTTGTCCTGAGTGAGATTACACGCCGTAAGCGTATGCGTGATCAGTTTAAATCAGATCAGGCGGCTAAGGAGCAAACTGTAGCGCAAGAAGCAGTCGCCGCCGCTGGTGTGCCGCAAGGTGGTATCATGGGTATGTCTGAGGCTATGGCACCAAAGGCATCTATGGCAGAAGGTGGCATAGGCTCCGTGATGTCTGCTCCCATGAAAGCCCCTATGGGTGCGATGCCCATGTCTGAAGGTGGCATTATGTCCATGTCTGCTGGCGGGGCAAGCAAGCCTAGAATAGAAGAAAGACGCATGAAGAGCGGAAAGATAGGCTTGTTCCAAGGCAACACTTTCCTAGGCACAAAACAAGATAGAGATGATGATGGTGATTCTCTTGCCAAAAAAATAGGTTTTGGCGGTGACAGAGATATCATAGGAAGCATCAAAGATGTCCTTGGGTTTGAAGAGGGCGGTGTGATTAAGGCACAGAACGGACTGCCTCTTGGTTTGCGTCAGAATAACCCCGGAAACATACGTCCCGGCGCTGGATTTATAGGTGAGACAGGTCAGGGTGGTGGATATTCTACATTTGCCAGTGAAGATGAGGGGCTAAGAGCGATACAGCGTCTTCTTATGACATACGGTGATCAGTATGGATTAAACACAATCAGAGGTCTTGCCAACAGATATGCGCCTAAGTCAGAGAATCCCACAGAGAGCTATATAGATTTTATATCTCAGAAGACGGGCATAGGGCCGGATGAGGAGATCGATCTTGCAGGCAGAGGGTCTGACTTGATACCTGCAATAGTT